GCCGCTAAAGGAGGAGCCTTAATCGCGCTCAAACTCTACGGAGATGAAGCTCGAATCAATGATATCGTGATTCGTATCGAGGCGAACAATGACCGCTTAAGGCAACTGCGCAACGCAAAGTATTTCTCCGAAGATAGCGACGGAGACGACATAGACGATGACGAGATGACTGCCATTTATAATGAGAACTCACTCCTCCGAGGGGAGGCGTGGGAACTCACTAACAATTTGACAAATCCCGATTATCCATTGGTCGAATCCAAACTATCGGATACTTTCTTGCGAGCCGTTGCAGATAAAACTAAACGGCACTGTAAACTGCTCCCAATAGTAGGTAGTGACGGAAAAATCCGCATCGCCACTATCCATACAGCTTCTGTAGTCTGGCAGGCCCGAGCGATGGTAAGCTGGCTTATGCCTTGGTTGAAGAAGTTAACTCAAACCAAAGTCGCGTTACGCAACAAAGAACTACTTCTTATTAATAAACACGACCAGCCTGATGACCTGAGATTATTCTCTGCTGACCTTGCGAAGTCGACGGACCCGATTTCAATTGACCTCTCTTTATTCGTCCTAAACCGGATAACAAATCACACCGGCACACCCGATTGGTGGCAGGACGCCTTAGAGAACGTGATCACAGAGCACACGATAGCCGGACGGCCTGGAAAGATCCAGTGCGGAGCATTAATGGGACTAGGACCATCTTGGATAGTTCTTTGTCTTCTTAATGCGTTCGCTGCTGCCGACGCCGGAGCGCGTGCAAAGGACCATGCTATCTGCGGCGATGACCTGATAGGACTGTGGACCGAGGGTACCATTAAACAGTACCAAGCTAATATCGTTTCACTCGGTCTGGCCAATAATTATAAGAAATCGTATATTTCACGCAAATATGGAGTATTCTGTGAGCGTTTTGTGTACAGAAAGAGCAAGTTAGCTAATTCCGCCGTAGGACCACAAATAGTCCGCATCGGCGAATCCGCAGCCTTAAAGACCATCCAGCAAGAGAAAGGACGATTAGTGGTAGACTCCTTAGTTAAAATAACTAAGGACTCCGAAACCCACAAAATCATAAAATCCCTCGCCAAACGGACCGCACTCGCTCTATCCCCGGCCTCCAACATCCCAGGTTTACTTACTGAGGGTGGAGGAGGATCGACAAAACCTATAGATGCAATTAACGTGTTAGTCTACGCTAAGTTTGGTCCTATAGGTCAATTCAAAGTCGATGCCGCTCCAGAACTCCGTGATTTCCGAGACGCCTTAAGAACGATGCCAAACTGCACCGGTGGCGTCGAAGCTGAGTCTGTAATTACAGCCGCAAAAGCCCACTTAGAGCTTTTACGTAGGGAACAATACCGAACCCCTGCCTCAGCACGTAAACTAAAATCATTCAAGGAAATCCGCGATGAAATATTTCAAAAGCGTAGGTTTATATTTAAAACCCTTCAACGCATGTCCGCGACTCAATATTTAGATTCACTTCTTCGCCCTGATGGTAATTCTTACGTTCGTTCATCTGAAAGGCTTAGGAAAAACTCACTGAGGGAATTTAGGCTTCATCATTTTGGTGCCGCACTTAGAGAGCTAAGTGCATCTTGGCGCCAAGAAGTTAGTCCTCTATTCGTCTCAGGTCTGTTTAACCGTACCTTCCCGTCATATAAACCCCAGTCAAATCTTCGACTTCAGCCCGCACTCTCCGTGTGGGATTCAAAGACAAGTGCTTAGCACAGGTCTTT